CGAAACAGATCGCGGACATCTCGTTCAAGCAGGCGGTGGGGATCATTAAGGCCGATCTCGAGCTCACGAAGCTGTTCAAGCCGCCGCAGAGCCATATCCGCACGATCACGCACTACAAGAGCGGGGCGACGATCCAGGTCAAGGCGGCTGATACGGACGCCATCACGGGCTCGAAATCGACCGGCATCCTGGTCGACGAGACCCACGTCTTCGCCAAAAAGAGCAACGCGGCGGACATTTTCGTCGAGATCAGGGGCGCGCTGGCGGCTCGGCCGGACGGCTTCATGATCCAGATTTCGACGCAGTCGAAGGAGCCGCCTTCGGGGGTGTTCAGATCGGAGCTTCGGACCGCCAGGGATGTGCGGGACGGCAGGATTAAGCTTCCTCGGCTCGCCGTGCTCTATGAATTGCCGGAGAAGATGCAGAAGGGCGGCGGCTGGAAGGATCGCCGGACCTGGCCGTTGGTCAACCCGAACATGGGACGCTCTGTCGACGAGCGGTTCCTGTCAAACGAGCTGATCACCGCGGAGCGCGAGGGCCCGGCGCAACTCGCGCTGTTCGCTTCGCAGCACTTTAACGTCGAAATCGGCTTGGGGCTGCGCACGGACCGATGGTCTGGGGCGGAGTTCTGGCCGGATTGCACAGAACCGGCCCTGGATCTGGACGATCTCATCGCTCGATCCGAAGTGGCCGTGGTCGGGATTGACGGGGGAGGTCTGGACGACCTTCTCGGGCTCTGTGTCATGGGCCGCGAGAAGGGGACACGTCGCTGGCTGGTTTGGTCGCATGCCTGGGCGCACGAGATCGTCAGGGATCGCCGGAAAGACATCGTCGCGAAGCTCGATGACTTCGAGCGAGAGGGCAGCCTGACCGTCGTGGCCAACAACTCGGGCCAGGACGTCGAGGAGGTCGCCGACATTGTCGAGCGGCTGCGGGATGCGGGAATCTTGGCGGAGAAAAAGGCGATCGGCGTCGACCCGGTCGGCATCGCTGACATCGTCGACGAGCTCGAGTTACGCGGCTTCTCCGCAGACGAGCGCATCGCTGGCGTGCGGCAGGGCTGGACGCTGAGCGACAAGATCAAGACGTGCGAGCGGCGCCTCGCTGCTGGCGACATCCGACACGGCGGCACCGCGCTCATGAATTGGTGCCTGGGCAACGCGAAGGTGGAGCCCCGGGGTAACGCGATCACGATCACGAAGCAGGTCTCTGGCTCCGCCAAGATCGACCCGCTCATGGCTCTCTTCAACGCGGCGGACATCATGGCGACAAACCCGATGGCGTCCGCTCCTACCGGGAAGCTGGACGACTTTCTATCCAATCCGCTGGCGGCGTAGCTCGGATGGGCATCTTCACGAAGGCCGTTAGCACGATCGCCCGTGGCCTCGGGCTCCAGGATCCGCGTCTCTACCAGTATTTTGGGGGCGGCGAGACGGATGCTGGCGAGAACGTCTCGGTCGACAGTTCGCTGCAAATCGGGACCGTCTGGGCCTGCGTCCGGCTGATCTCGCAGACCATCGCCACGCTGCCGCTTCACGTTTTTCAGACGGATCGGACCGGCCATGGAGTCATAGCGCCGGATCACCCGCTCTACCGGCTACTGCACGACAAGCCTAATGCGGACATGACATCGGTCGAGTTCTGGGAGGCGGTGGTCGCGCATATCCTCCTTTGGGGGAACGCATTCATCGGGATCACTCGGTTCGGCGCTCGAATCGTCGCTCTCACGCCTATGCGGCCCGACCGGGTCATCGTCCGACGCGAGCCCGATGGCGCGCTTAGCTACACGTACACATGGGCAGGAAAGTCCGAGACCTACCCCGAGGATGAAGTCCTACACATCAAGGGCTTCTCGCTCGACGGATATATGGGTCTGTCGCCAATCGCGATGGCTCGTCAGAGCCTGGGTGCCGCGCGCGCCGCAGAACGTGCCTCTGCTTCTGTCTTCCGCAATGGAATGCGTCCCTCTGGTCTGTTGAAGGCACCGGATTATCTCACAGCACCCCAGCGGGAGGATGCAAAGGCGATCCTGGAGAACTTCAAGGGCTCCATCAATACCGGAAAAGTCCCGCTGATCGAGGGTGGATGGGATTTCCAGCCAATGGTTATCCCGCCGAACGACGCCCAGATGCTGGAGACCCGAGCCTTTAACGTCGAGGAACTCTGTCGCTGGTTCGATGTGCCCCCGGTCATGATCGGGCACATGGACAAGCAATCGTCCTGGGGCACCGGCGTGGAGCAGATCATGCTTCACTTCTACACGTCGTGTCTGCGGGCCCACCTCGAGCGCATCGAGCAGGCGATCAAGGGCTCCCTGATCACGCCGGACGACATGAAGCGCGGTGTCTACGCGGAATTCAGCATCGAGGGGTTGCTCCGAGCCGATAGCGCCGGCCGGGCCTCCTATTACAGCACCATGGTCCAGAACGGGATGCTCACCAGAAACGAGGCCCGGGCATACGAGAACCTGCCGCGCATGCCCGGCGGCGACGACCTCACCGTGCAGTCGAACCTCATCCCCGTCTCTGACCTAGGTCTTATTGCTCGCATGCCTCGCGAGAAGCCGGTTGAGCCCGGCGCAGCCATCGTCCCGCCTTCGCCGCAGAACGGCTCGTCGGCACCCATCGCGGAGATCAAGCAATGAAGCGGCAGTCCGGCATTAGCCATCTCGAAACACGGCAGTTCGCTCCGCACGAGATCTGCCGCGTGTTTTCAGTCCCGACGATCGAGACGAAGAGCGTCGAGGTCGCGCTCGATCACGTTTTCACCGAGGCGAAGTTCTCGGCCAGCGGCGCAGAGGGCGTGATCTCGGGCTATGGGGCGGTTTTCGGCAATCGCGACAGCCACGACGACATGATCGTGCCGGGCGCGTTCAAGGACAGCCTCGCAGAGCGCAAGGCGGCCAACCGCTCGGTCCCGATGCACCTCATGCACCGCGTCTTCGGCGGCGACGGCGTGCCGGTGGGGGTCTGGACGTCCGTCGAGGAAGACGACAAGGGCTTGCGCGTCGAGGGCAAGCTGTCGGGGATGAATACCGACAAGGGCCGGCACCTGTTCGAGCTCGTGAAGGACGGCGCGCTGGGCGGCCTGTCCATCGGGTACAAGGTGCGGACCAACGGCGCGAGCTACGGCAAGAAGGCAGGCGAGCCCAAGCGGACGCTCAAGGCGCTCTCGCTGCAGGAGATCAGCCTAGTCGACGATCCGTCGAACGCGCTGACCCGCGTGAACGAGATCAAGGCAGCTATCGTAGCTGCGCAGGGCGAGGATGGCGTTGGCGACCCTGGCGTGCCGGATGTGCCGGGCGCAGTCGAGCGTCTCGCTGAGGCGATCCTGATGCAGGACAAGGTGCTGTCGAGCAGCGGTGCCTACTACAATTCGAATGCGAAGGACGCAGCGCTCCTGATGGACGCGCTCCGCGACGCCTACGAAGAGCTTACCGGAACGCGCAATCCGCCCGGTCTCGAGGGCTGGAAGAATGCGACGATACGTGACGTGGAGAAGGCCCTGCGTGATGCGGGCGCTTCGCGTTCACTGGCCCGTGCGATCGCCGAGCACGGGTACAAAGCGGCGTCTCAACCTCGGGAAGAGGGGGACACGAAGGCGGACGAGACCAAGAAGGCGGTCGACGCGCTCGAAGCCTATCTGGCCTCACTGAAGTAACCCCTCTCCCCGCGGGAACACACCATCATGAACAAGATCATCACCGGGGCCCTTCTCGGGGCCTCTGCGGCGCGCATCTTCGCGTCTGCTGGCGTCGACAGTCTTCGCCTCCCCGGCTTCCCGCGCATCACGCTGGACGCGCCGACCGAGACCGGGGCCGACCTCACCAAGCTCGTCGACGGCTTCAAGAAGGCCAACGACACGGTCAAAGAGATTGCCGAAAAGGCGCTCGCCGAGGCCGCAAAGCACGGCAAAGTCGCCGAGGAAACCAAGCTCAAGGCCGACGAAGCCCTGACCGAGATGAACACCAAGTCCGCTGCGATCGACGAGCGCATCGCTCAGATCGAGCAGAAGGTGGCCCGTCCCGGCGGCTCGCGCCCCGAGGAGATGAAGTCCATCGGGCAGCACGTCGTCGAGGGCACCGAGGTCAAGGCGCTGCTCGAGAGCAAGCGCGGCAGCGCCAAGGTCTCGGTCGAGACGAAGACCATTCTGAGCGCGACGGGTACTTGGGGCG